CAGATGGCGAACAGCCAGTTCCGGCAACAACGGCGCGAAGCCCCACAGCACATCGAAACGACCGCGAACAGTGTCCGCCGACGAATCGTACTGTTGGATGAATCGAATCGAGATGTTGTCAGAGACCGCCCGAGAACATGCTGCGCCATAGGGCGACATATCCTCGAGATCAACTGACGCGAAGGCGAATGCATCCTTGTGGAATGCAAGGTCTTGCGCGAAAGCTGTAGCAGACGCACCGAGACGGGTAAGCGTCAACGCACTGGTGTCTGATACACCAGAGAGCGCTGTGTTCTGGAACGCATTACCAGACCCATAGATGAGCGCGGGTTTGACTGTCACGGTGTACGTGCTAGTCGCCGTAGTCATCGTGACATCCGCCTGAACCACGAACTGTTGCAGACGGCCAGTGTTGGCTTTCGATTCCGGGTGGACCGCATACACGCCCGAGAGCGTGAAGATATCGCCCGCCTTCAATGTGCCTGTAGCCGTTGCGCCCGTTACCGACAGCGCAGTCGTGGAGACCCACGAATTTGCCGTAGTTGAGAGCCCCAGTGTCGTGCCGAATGTGACAGGAGAGCCCGCCATTGTGCCCGTGGTGTGTGGCGGCAGAAGCGTGTTCTCACCCACCTCAAGGCCACCCGTGCGCCCCATCATGCCCTCGCGGAACTGTTCGTTCAGATTGCTCTGAGCGGCAAACAGACCTTTGGTGGCATCAAGGAATTCAACAACCGTGGCAGGCGTAAGGATCGCTGAACGATCGCCCGTTGGCGCAAGTTCGTCTGTCAGACGTTGACCCATCTTCTGGAAATAGCGATACGTCATGACAGCATTGGTCGTTGCGTTAACGCCGTTGTTCACGACTTTATAAGCAGCGCCGAGCGCGTCATATTCGATCTTGGCCGCAAGCTGCTTCATGGCGGGCTGCAATACACGCTTGCTGTAATCATCCAACGACAGGGTGCGGTCTTTCGTAGTGAAGGACACGTCCACACCGTATTGGCTGAGCACGGCGAGCGGAGTGCTGCGCTCAAAGTGATCTTGACCGGCGAAGGTGGCGTTCGTGCGAACGGTGTACTTCGATGGCAAGCGCATGTTGATAGTGTCACCGGCCTTGGCGCCGGACTTCGCGAACTCATCGCGATACTCACGATTCACGCCGCCCAAGAACGTGCCCTGCTGGTGAAGGACACGAGCTGCCTCGCGCGTGATGATGAGATTGGTCAGAAGATTATTGGCCACTTGATATTAGCTCCGTCGTGAAACCTGCTTGTTCCTCCGACGCGCCCACTCGTCATCCGACAGCTTGTCGCTGTCTGGACTGTCTGGTTTGACATTCCCTATAGAGGGCTCCAAACCATCGACTTTTGGGGGTGGCGCCGGAGCCTTACTGACCTTGCTCGCTTCTTTGGCTCTTTCTCGCTCGTAAGCGAGGCGCGCTTCGATCTTTCCGAGTTCTCTCGCAACTGCAATCGGTGGCAATTGCGCTAGCTTTGCTGTGATATCTGGGTTTTTGCCCAGGTGATACAACAAGGCCGGGCCGTCGTCGCTATCCTCCACGACCTCAACCATTGCCTCTGTTATTGGCAGGCGCGGGTTGCGTGTAATGGCGTCGTAGTCATCGACAGACTTTGCAAACTCAGTTTCTCGTGCGACAAACGAAACCTTGCGTTGCGCTCCGGCATTACGCTCTTGCTCTGCTTTAAGCTCACGCCGCGCAGCTTCGACCGCAGTCTTCGACACTTCGTCCTTGAGATATCGCTGATATTTGACTTCGTCGTATTCGAAGTCAGCTAGCGTCTTCTCAGTGACGGATGCTTCAGGCTCTGTCCTTTGCTGTGGCTGTGTTTGCTTGAGAGCAAGCTCGCGCCAGTGATCGCGATCGCGTTCGGTCTCGCGCCAATTACGGGTCAGTTCATCGATACGCTTACCAACGCCTTTGGCTTTGGTAGCAATGTCGTCTGTATCGTTGACGGCGGGTGATGGGTCCGCTACGGGTTCCTTTTCAGGAGCTACGTTTGCATCGGGCGCAGGTTGTTCTACAACCTGTTCAGTCGTATCAGTCATGGCACTCTCGTGGGTTTTGCCTCGTCGTTAACCGGACGAGTACGGTTTAACTACTGAACCGTTGCCGGCTCTTCGTAAATCGGCTCAGCAATGAGCTCGCCATTCACGCGGCGCGCTTTCATCGCTTTCAATTTCGGCTTTGGCTGCGGCTGTGCAGCGATCTGGATCTGTTGCATCACGCCAGTTGCGCTCCGCATGAATTGCATAGACATATCATTGATGGCTGCAATCGCTTCGGCAACTTGATTGCCTAAGCCCTCGCGTTCGCCTGCATTCGCATCCTCTTGCGTCTTTGCCTGGCCCTCGATCACAGAGACCTGCAACTGTGCTTCCGCAACCTGAATAGCAGCGGATTTCTCCGTGAGCTTGGCCACTTCCTGCGCAACGCGTGCATTGAACTGTGCTTCTTGCATCTTGAGATTGGCAATGAGCGTCTGTATCTCGGCTTTGCCTTTCTCAATGCCCGACTTCTCTTGCTCGAGCTCTTGAGCGGCTTCCTGTACGAGCTGCGACTGTTGCTGCACTAACTGCATTGCCTGCTGTGCTTGCGCCATCACGGCTTGTGCTTCAGGCGGGATCTGTTTGCCATCGCTCAGCATCTGCTGAATCGGCGGTGGCAGCATGGCTTTCAAGCGGTCTGCAATGTCTTCCGAGTACGGCAAGTCCATCGCCTTAAAGATCAAATCACCTGCAACCGCCATAACCTCCGGCGAGGCTTGTGCGAGCTGCAGATAGGTCTCTGATGCTTCCTGGCGCTTCGTCGAGAAGCTTGGGCCTACTGTCACTGTCACGTCGTAACGACCCTTCGCTAGATCATTGACAGTGATCATCTTGCCGCTCGCCGCGTCTAACACAACCTGATTAACCTTGACGTAGCTTTCGGCGCCATCGCTGCCTAGAATTCTCAACTCACGCTCGGTGTCGTACACCTTCGGGATAAGGTCAATCAGGATCTCGTATGTGCGGCGAATGCCCTTCGACATATTGTCTTGATAATTAAACGTCGCAATCTCGCCCTGCTGCTGTCTGGCGATAATCGCGCGTCCAGACTTCTCAGGAGCCGCTTGGCCTAGGCTTGCATCAAAGATGCCTGTTACTGCCTTGATCTCTTCCGATGCGATCTGCGACTCCTGGATGAGCGCTACGGGCACATCTGCGCCACCCATGCGGGTTGGAGGTGCGCCGCCTGTCTTTGGATCAGGATTGTAGGCAAGCCACGGGATGTTCTCCGATATCGCCTGCTCCCATTTGTCCATATGTCCTTTGGCGTTCTCAAGCGTCGCCCACCACTTCGCTTGCGGCGTCATCGCGATGGTCTCGGTGATTGCCGTGCGTGAGACGTTATAGGAGCGCTGTGCATCCTTGGCGAAACGCGGCAAGCCAAACCATTTGACCTTGCCATCGATTACAACGTACTCGCCGTACACAACCACAAACGGCAGTTGCGAGCCAGCCCAGTCAGCCTCTTCTAAGATCGCACTGCCAGAGGCAATGCACATCTTGATTTTGTATCCCTTTGCCATGCGCTTGCGCTTGATCGTAGCGGGATCAATGAGCGGCGCTTCAGGCGAAGCTGCGTCAATGACTTTGCCGTCTTGCAGCTGCCACAGCTCCCTGTCTGCCGGCTCTTTGTACCAGTACTCACAGATGCGTACGGTTTCTTCATCTTCCCAATCTGACTCGTCATCAAACTCACTGGATTCCCAGTCCACAACATCCTTATTTGGCCAGCGTGCCTCGTAAGCTGATTTGGAGATGCGATCGGTGAGGATGAAATCCATTGCATCGCGCTTCAGCGGGTCTTTACACGCAGGGTCCGCATACAAACAGAATGGGTTCTGCAATGCCTCGATCACGATGTCTTGATCGAATGCATCATCGGCAACGTACTTGGTCGTGATTCTCCACGCGCCCATGCCGCCATTGACCTGATACTCAGCAGCGTAATCAATGACTGTATCGCCGTCTGAGTTGTTCCAGATGTTGCGCGCCGTACCCTCGTAGATCTCGGCTGTGTCTTTATCGCCATCCTCCACTGCGCGAATCTTGCCCGCAGGACGGTTAGAGCGCATGTCGTTGATGACACGCTTGCCCGTCACACGCAGCTTATTGAACTCGTAGCACGGCCGCTTACCGCGCTTTTTCTTCATGTTGTCGTCCCACTGCTCACCGGGGACATTGACGAACTTCATGTCCTCAAGTGCGAGCTGGCGGTTCTCGCGGTCGGCCTCTGTCATCACGGTATAGCGCTTGCGAATGCGAGTGAGGAGAGCCTTTTGCGGGCTCTCCTTCTTCTCGGGTTCGTCTTTGTTGCGCTTTGCCATCTAACGGAATGCCTTGTAGTAGTCGCCAATCTCGTGAGAATCGTTGCTCATTTGATCGGCCACGATGGCGAGATAGCGTGTGCCATCTGCGCCGTGGGACTCATCATCGTGGACAGGCGTTGAAGCCTGACCTTCGCTATTCACTCGTCTGCGATATCGACCCAAACGGTTAAGCAGCTCGCTACCGTGGGTCTTATCGATAAGAAATCTGTTGAAGACTTCGCGTACTTTGCGAATGCCTTGCTCGATGCCGATGTCCGGAACGATCTCAACATCCCAGCCAAGCGCCTGGAACTGCTCCTCAGCGCTCGAACCAGTCACATGCTTGGCCTTGCCATCGTGAGGCAGGTAAAGCTTCCCGTAATTGAGCTTTAGATCTATCAGCTCTTGGTGATAGCTCGGGATGTATCGCAGTCGGTCTTCGATATACCTAATAATCCTGATCTCACTGCCTAAGCGCTGCGTGAGGATCAAGCTCATGTAGTCGTTAAAGCCCAAGTCGCACACGACATGCACTTTGAGCATCGGGTCATACGGCACATTGCAGAGCCGGCCGCTGCTACGAAGCTTTGAGACTTCGTTGTAGTAGATCGCGCCCTCTACCGCTGGCCTGCAATGGCCTTCATAGATGTGGGCGTAATCATCAGGAGCTTCACGCTGCATGCGCTCTCGAGCAGCATCCAGCACTGTCGAGCGCCAAGGGTTGTCCTGCCAATTCATCTTGGTGACGATGGACGCAGGCTGATCCGTTAAGACGAAGCGCTTATAAGTCTCGTCTGTATCCATGTCTGGATTAAAGCTCACCCAGATTTCCGAGTTGGGCGCTCTAATCGTTGGCTCTAGCAAATCCCAGCTACGTTTCGTGATCGTTTGGGCTTCCTCAACCCAGCAGATCGTCGTTCCCTCGAATGACTTGATACTAGTTGCAGTCTGGCCGCTTAATCCATGGAAGCTAATCTGCGTGCCGTTCGCGCCCTTGATGTAGTTCTGCTGGACTTCGTAGAAGTCATCCAGCCCTAACTGAACCACCAAATCCTTGAGCAGCTGGTGAACTGATTCTGATATCGACTTCTGGATCTCTCTCGTGCACAGAATGCGTTCTGGCTTTGCGCGGCCTCTCGCTAACAGCATTCTCGCAATCGAGTGAGACTTCGCG